CTTGTTGAGCATTGGAGACCAGTCACGGCTAACCATGTCAGCCAAGCTCTCGCTGATGTCATCGATTGAGTCGATGGCGATCTCTTGCTCGCCTCCGTCTTGATCGACACCCCACACAAACCCGTTTTCGAAGTCTGTATCTACAACAACGAACCACTCACCGCGAGCAGTGATTTCAGTTCCATTTCCTAAACGATTAATTAATTCTTTGTTTTTCATGCTGTAAGTATACCACACTTTGAGAGAAAAAGCAAGTAAAAAAAACAATTTTTTTTCATTTTTTTACATTTTTTTTTGCTAATATTTTGCTTGACATCGACCCTACCCATTTCTGAGAAAATGCTTGACAGCTTTACTGACAAAGTCGCGGGGGGAGTGCGCTATCAAAAAGTAAACGACCCTACCCCCACCCCTTTTCTCGGCGTTGATTCGCGGCAAAGGTTTTTCTATCTTTTGGTTTAAAAAAATATAGCCAGTGTAATATAAACAAATGAGTTTACTATATTCTAATCTACCTGTATATGTGGGAGTCGCAGATACATCCACTGTTAGTGAAACGAGATACCTTCCAGCTACTCAAGCTAATGTGTCATTTTCTGTAAATAATGTGGGTAAAAGGCTTTTGGGTAGTGATGTTGATGCTACTGATCAATTTAGGTTCGGAGAAGGCGGGGTAACAGCTAATATTTCATTTAGTTGTTTTTTAGATCCTAATTTTAGTGATACCTATCAATTTACTAGTGACGCTAAAGAAGCTGACTTTTTTCCTATTAAAATCGGGGATAATTTATATAAAAAATGTTATTTGAATGATTTTTCTATTTCTGTTTCTCCATATGTCCCTGTTACATTGAGTGCTAATTTTACTTGTTTAGAGCCTGTTAGTGGGGTAAAGATTAGCGGGGACGCTGACCCTTATGGTGGCAGCAATATACCTCTTAACTCTGATGAGATTATATATGGGCATACATGCACTGTAACTAATATGGATGATGTTGTGGGTGATGTTCAATCACAAATAAACTACAAAAAGACATTTAGCCGCACTCCTGTTTACAATATAGGCTCAGTTAACGCAAGTAGTATGCTATTAGACGCTGTAGAATCAGAAATGAGTATTACTTCTACAGGTTTAGAGAATTTAATAAGTATTAGTGGAGATAAGTTGGCAAGCTTTGTACAAGTTGCGTTAAGAAATGTTGATAATGATAATATCGCCCATAAGCCTAATATAAGAATGTCTGCTGGGGCTAGAGTGTTGGCGGAAGGATACGATATAAATGGCGGCGATACTTTATCTGCCACTGCAACAATTAAACAAATAGATTTATAAAATTTTACAGAAATTCACTTTAAGGGGTGTAAATATAATAAATGCCCCGAAAGAAAGTTTCACCTTCAAAGCAGTCACCTTTTGAGTTGAATTCAGCGTTCCACTCAATAAATTTTAAGCAGCGCGAATTTAACTTCACCGTAAAGCAACAAAAGCTTTTAGAGTCTATTTTAGACGATTCTTCTAAAATAATATTTGTAGCAGGTCCAGCAGGTTCTAGTAAGACTTATATGTCTGTTTATGGATGTTTGCAGTTAATGGCGAAGGATTTCCAAAAAGACCTACTTTACATAAGAAGTATAGCTGAAAGCGCTGATAAAGGGTTAGGTAGTCTCCCTGGAGATATTTCAGATAAATTTGATCCGTTTCTCATGCCTTTGTATGATAAGCTCGACGAAATGGTACATGAAGGCGATACAGCCTATATGAAACAGATAGGTCGCATTTCTGCTGTTCCTATAAACTTTTTGAGAGGGGCGAACTGGAACAATAGACTTATTGTGGCAGACGAGGCACAAAACTTCACGTTTAAGGAACTAACAACCTTAATCACCAGAATTGGAGAAAATACAAAGCTAATTATCTGCGGCGACTTTATGCAGAGCGATATCAATGGCAGAAGTGGGTTTAAAGAGATGTTTGATTTGTTTAAATGCGAAGAGTCATTAGAGCATGGCATAACATCTTTCAAGTTTACGAATCGTGATATCGTAAGAAGTAAAATACTAAAATATATTGTTTCTAAAATAGAAAATCACAAATCAGTGTAGATTATAAGTAACAAGGCGAACGTCTAAGCGACAGCGGCCAACAGCTTTTTTTTAACCAAGAGACAACGATCTTGTTAATTTCAGTGTAATTAAAAATAGAAAAAATTATTTAAAATTATATTATATATAAGCTTATGAGCCATCTATTCTGTCATAGTTGTGGATTCAAACTAGAATACGCAAACGTAAAGCCTAATTTTTGCGGTAAATGCGGTCAACAATTAAATAACACTTTTACTTCAAACGCTGCGGCACCACAACAGCCAACTGTGGTAGAAAATGTAAATTTAGCTGAAGACGAAACAAATAGTCAGAGTTTGCCATCGATTAGCAAAATTCAAGTAGACTATGATGTAGACACCAGTAAGAGTTTCACTTTGGGTTCATTAGTAGGAGAAAACACTCCTCCAGATGCAGGTAGGAGATCAAGACCTAAATCTATTAATGAATTCATTAATGAAAGAGGAGAGCGATAAAAAATCTTATGAAGATTGCTCAGACATCATAGACCAAGCGATACTCAGACAAAAATACAAATGGCGGTTAAATGCTGTTAAATGGTTTGACTTTGATGATGTAGAGCAAATCATAAAAAGCCACATAGCCAAAAAATGGCACATGTGGGATCAGAACCGTCCTCTTGAGCCATGGATAGGTAGGATTATATCAAATCAGATAAGAAACCTTTTGCGGAACCATTACGGGAACTATACGAACCCCTGCGAGCTAGTGAATACTCCTAATCATAATTCATCAAGATGCCCAGTTTGCACAAAATGGGCAAAAACAAAAAAGATAGGCTTGGCTCTTAAAGTACCTTTATCTACAGAGGAATTTGTAAAAGAATTTAATAATAGAACTTATACAGATTTCAATTTTAAAGATTCTTTAATGCGTTTGGATTTAAACATGAGAAAAAAGCTAAGCGGCGTTCACTACCGAGCTTATAGGATGCTTTACTTTGAACAAAAAAGCGAAGAGGATGTCGCAAAGTTTATGGGTTATAAAATATCACCCGAAAAGAAAAAATTAGGCTATCGGCAAGTTAAAAACCTAAAAAAGAAGTTTTTGCAGCTGGCGATGGAGATACTAAGGAATAAAGATATAATAGATCAATAATGGAACTTACAGAGAGCCAAAAAAACTTTTTAAGTGAAAATGCTGATAAAATCAAAAATTTAATTGATTTAACTAAAGCTTGTTTCGAAGATGACAGTTTAGACGGAAGATCTAAAGAAGGCAGGGCTGTAAGAAAATATTTAGTAGAAAATTCTATAAATTTCAAAACTACTGCGACTTCTAGAACTGAAGATATAATACTCACAGATCAGCAAAAAGAATTTATTTTACAACAAGCAGAAGACGGCATGTCTTCTCTTGAGATAGCAAAACTAATATTTCCTGAGAAAAGAGTCCAGCCGCTATCAAATGAGCAAAGAACTGTCTTGGCATTTATACGAGAGATAAATCCAGATATTATGCCTTCTCAAGATAGTGGCGCACTGCATTCATACATTGCCCCAAAATCCCCAAGCAGAATCGTTAAGAAAATAAATGATGCTACAGGCTTAGGGTTAGAAGAGCCTAAATTAAATAGGCAGAAGAGAATTTGTGTAGAAAAGCTGGGTATAAATTTAAACAACTCTAGGTTTTTAAAAATAATTAATAATTATTTAAATGAAGAGGATAGAGTGTTGTTTGAGCATGAGTTTGTGAGATTGACTTGGGATAAGCCTGATTTAACAGCAGATGAAATAAATCTATATCTTAATGTTTGCAAGGAGGTAATCAATCTAGAGGTTGTTAGCGCTCACTTGAACAAATTGAATGATATGTTTGATATCGCCGATGATCAAACTGAAATGAGCGTCAGGCTTGCAGAAATTATCAAAGCTAAGTCAGGAGAATATCATCAATGCGAAACCCGAATAGAAAACCTCACTAAAAAGCTACAAGGTGATAGGGCGGAGCGTATGAAGAAAAGTCAAAAAGAAAACGCTTCTTTTTTATCTATTGTTCAACTCTTCCAAGAGGAGGAAGAAAGGAAAACAATGGCGAGGATAGCAGAGATGCAAAAACAAGCCATAAAGAAAGAAGCTGAAAGACTAGAGGGTATGGCTGAGTGGAAAGCAAGAGTTTTAGGAATATCGCAAGAAGATGTCATTTAAATGCAAAGAGTGTGGTGAAGACTTTACTTTTTTAAGAAGTTTACATGCACATATAAAAAAGCACAAGCTAGTGCTAGGGGATTACTACGTTAAGAATTACGCTAAGAAGGATAAACTTACGGGCGAGCTTCTGCCTTTTAAAAAATATGAGACATATTTTAACAACGATTTTTTAAACGTAAGAAATATGCGTAAGTGGTGCAAAACCGCTCCTAAGGAGGAAGTAAAAAAATACATAGTAAATACTTTTAAGAGCAGAATGGAAAGCAAGGGCTTAAGTTCAATTCCACCTGACATTTATTTAAAAACTGCTGGAATGCCCGATATAAACATGTGCATAGACGTTTTTGGTAGTTACAACGCTCTATGTAAAGAATTTGGCATGTTGCCTATGCTTTCGAGGCAACTGCCAAATGAATTTAATAATAACTATGAAAATACCCGTATATTCGTAGATACGAGAGAACAGCATCCACTTATATTTAAAAATAGTGAATCACTAAAACTTGATGTGGGAGATTACGCTGTAATGGGTGAGGATTTTGATTACACATTTGTGGATCGTAAATCTTACCAGGATTTTTGCTCTACAGTAACAACTGGCTACAGCAGATTTGTAAAAGAAATAGAAAGGTGCAAAAGTTTAGACTCATTCTTGTTTGTAGTGGTAGATACCGCTTTTGAGAACATGCACTCTGAAAACAGCAGGTCGGCTCACAAATATAAATTAGATTATGTGTTTTTCCAAATGAGAGAAATACAAGCTAAGTACTCAGATTGCTGTCAGTTTGTATTTAGCGGATCAAGAGAGCATAGTGTCGAGATAATCCCAAAAATTTTAATTTTAGGTAAAAAGCTTTGGCGCGTGGATTTACAATATTTTTTAAAACCAAAAATTACTAATAATGGCTTGGATAGAAGGAAGACAAAAACTAAAAAGAGAGTACAAGGATATAAATCAACTCTTAGAAACAAAAGAGGGTTATTTAGATGAGAACGAAGCAAAACTTTTACTTTATAAATTCTTAAGAGAAAATCCTTCTTTTGCTACTGAGTTATTCACTGGAGTAAAACTTTTCCCTTTTCAACATATGGCTATAAAGGCCATGATGGAGTCTGATTACTTTTTGGGCATATGGAGCCGTGGAATGTCCAAAAGCTTCTCTACAGCCATTTTCGCGCTCTTAGACGCTATTATGAATCAAGGTGTTCAGATAGGTATTTTATCTAAATCATTTAGACAATCTAAAATGATATTTAAGAAAATTGAAGATATTGCTAAAAGCCCAAAAGCTACTTTCTTTTCTCAGTGTATCACAAGGATCTCTAAAATGAATGATGAGTGGGTAATGGAAATAGGCCAAAGTAGTATTAGAGCTTTACCTTTAGGTGATGGAGAAAAGTTAAGGGGTTTTCGTTTCCAAAGAATGATTATCGACGAGTTGTTGTTGATGCCTGAAAAAATATTTAACGAAGTTATAATGCCGTTCTTGTCAGTCGTAGATAACCCAACCGAGAGGCAGGAGGTTTATGATTTGGAAACAATGTTGATTGAGAAAGGTGAAATGAAAGAGGAGGACAGAAAAAAATGGCCAAACAACAAAATAATAGGCTTATCATCTGCCTCTTACAAGTTCGAGTATCTTTATAAGCTTTATCAGCAATATGAAAATTTAATTATTAATGAAAACAAGCAAGATGGCGCTCATAGAACGATTATGCATTTTAGTTATGATTGTGCGCCAGAGCAGTTATATGATCAAAATTTAATTAGCCAATCTAAGGCGACAATGAGTGACTCTCAGTTTGACCGAGAGTTTAATGCTGTTTTTACCGATGATAGCTCTGGGTATTTCAAAGTAAGTAAAATGGCGGGTTGTACAATACCAGACGGTGAAGGTCAGTGCGTTGAGGTGAAGGGCCAAAAAGATGATGAATATATATTGTCTTTTGACCCATCGTGGTCAGAGAGTGAAAGCTCTGACGATTTTGCTATAATGTTAATCAAAATTAACAGAAAAGAGAGGAAAGGCACAGTAGTTCATAGTTACGCTTTATCTGGTGCAAATTTAAAAATCCATATAAAATACATGGCTTATTTACTAACCCACTTCAATATCGTAGCAGTTGTTGGTGACTATAACGGTGGGGTGCAATTCATGAACTCATGCAACGAAAGTACCATATTTAAAGACAAAAATTTAAAATTAGAAACTATTGAAGCCGAGTTAGATAAGCTAGCAGACTATGAAAAGAATTTAAGAAGACTTAGGAATCAATATAACAAAAGCACTAAAAAGTTTGTGTTTTTGCGTAAACCTAGCTCTCAGTGGATTCGTATGGCAAATGAATCTCTTCAGTCAGCTTTTGATAGGAAAAAAATATTATTCGCTGGGGCTGCAATGAATGATGATTATAATATACAGCGTAAATATAGGATTGGCGTAAAGCAGTTAAAGTTCATAAGGAACGACGGTAACGAAAACGCTTCCGAAGGCGCAAGAATGATAGATTTGGTTGAACACCAAAAAGATATGATGGACTTAGTTAAAGTTCAATGCGCTTTAGTTCAAATTACGACATCTGCTCAGGGTACTCAAAGTTTTGATTTACCACCAAACTTAAGAAAACAAAAAGGCGCAGATAAAGCTAGAAAGGACTCCTACTCCGCTCTTGTGCTTGGTAATTGGATGATGAATGTTTTTTATGATATGGAGGCTTCAGGTGATCTTGCCGACCAACAAACATTTACCCCAATGTTTATTTCTTAACATTTAAAAGTTGAAAG